TGAACCTTCAGCAGCACCTGTACCACTGCAACCGGTCGAAGCCTTAACGGTCTTCGAGCTGTAGGGCGGGAGACTCCAAGAAGTGGAATCTGAGCCGCCAGGGGCTGGGACGCTTACTGAACCATGGTCGTAAGCTTGCCCGGTGTGAAATGTCACCGAATAAGAGGCTGTACCCCCCGAGCGAGTCCAACCCGCAGGGGGGTTCGGGAAAGAGGCTGATGTCCCACCGCTATTAGTAGAAGAACCAGTCAACCTCTTATCCTTCCCCCTCCATCTGAGGCGGGCGGAATCAATATGAGCCACGTCTATTGATAGGTTGGTAATCTCACCATTGATGACCGAGAACCATCCGGTGGTATTGATGAGGGCCATTAGTAAACCACCTCACCGGTGGTGGCGTTATAGAGATATGGATCGAGGCAAGTAAATCGAGCGGGGACTATCCATACCAGAGGTTTTATCTCCTTGATTTCTCCGAGTTCCAAGACAACCCGCTTGTATTTATGGGAATCCTTTTCGCTCATATCCACAAAGAGATCAAGCTCCTCATGAGCTCGATCCAGTAGCTTCAGAGCGATGTAATGTGTCCAGTTCCGGATAACGAGATTACACATGACAATCGAGGGCTCCAGATTCATAAAGTGAGAATCCGCCTGATTGAGGCGGGGATACACTTGAAGGTCAAAGCTCTTTACATCCTTATAGACTTTCGACCTAGGTTGTGGATTCAGCGTCACTTCACCATACTTCATCTATATCACCCCCGGTCTTGCCAATCGCAATCTCTGAACCAATCGAGTATTTGAATCATCCAATCCTCGGGAGACTTCTTGACGATCTGCCCGACCATAGATGTAGACATTCTGGGTGATGTGGGTCTCCCCACTTCCCAACATATCCCCCAACTTGCTGAGTGGAGTAATCAATTCGGGTTCCCTCTCAGCAATCTTGGCGATCATCGGATGGAAGGCGATTCCCCCGGTAGCGAATCCTGGCAATTCCAACTCTTGTTCACTCTGACCAAAGAGCTTATCAAGTTTTGAGCTATCTATCTCTACCCCGAGTTCTATCTGCCGTTGGATGTACTGGGAGGCGGCCCATTCGTTGATCTCCGCCTTGGTGCCCATTCTCCCCTCGGCCTTCCATAGCATCCCGGCTTTGATCCAAGCCTGCTTCTCAAGTTCGGCATTCGTGTCGGCTATGGAGCTCTGGAGATCTTGGTATGCTTTCTGAGCCTGCATGAGTTCGAGAGTTAACTGCCTCGTCTCCTGAGCGGCCACTCCCTTCTCAATCGCCATCTTCCGGACGGCCTCACTGAGGGTGGAAGCCTGGTCGCCCACCAATTCGAGCTCCTCTTGCTCCTGCTTCAACTTCAGGCTGAGAGCATTTGTTGCGTCCCCCGCTGGCTCAAGTTCCCCAATGAGAAGGTCAAACTTTACTCGGGAGATATCAATCTCTGTCCCGATGTCTGTAATCTTTGATTTCACGGAATCGAGCCATGTAGAATTCCCACCCGCCCCAGCAGGGAGAGTGATCCCTCCGAATCCCTTCAAAGCATCATCAGTAGCCTTGCGGGCGGCCTCAATGGCCTCTTCCGCCGACTTCTTTACCTGATACTCCTTGTAGGCCAATTCGAGATCTCCCGCAACCTTTGCCCGCTGGTTCCCGATACCTAGGCCCTTATTCGGGCGAATGGGAGGGGCAGATGCTCCATTGAGATCATTCATGGCATCGACCACACCATAGATGGAAGGGGCTAGATCCCCTGCAAGGGTTCCGGCAGCGGTACTGGCTTCCCTCTGCATACGGGATATCTTCTCGGCGGCATTCTCCGCAGGCCAATCGATTTTGCTTGCGGCATAGACAAACGCCCCGATTCCCGCAATGAGGAGACCCCAAGGCCCGAGGAGGAACTTCGTAGCGACTCCAAGAGCTGTCACAGGAGCCACAGCAACCCCAGCAGCTGTCCCAGCGGCGGCGGTCCCAGCGGCAGCCGTTGTTCCGGCAGTGGCTACCAGACCAAACTTAGCGGCTATCCCTGAGAGAATCGGCCCCAGGATCACACCAGCAGAATGGATTGCGGTTATGGCCTGGGCGGTCTTTACGAAAATGAGGATCACCGGCCCTACGGAAGCAGCGATGGCAGCCCACTTCAAAACATTCTTCTTCATCTCGGGATCGAGCTGCCGGAACCAAGCAGTGATTTCCTTTATCTTGTCCGAAGCCCTCTTGATATAGGGGGCCAAGACCTCTCCGAACTCCATAGCGAGCTCGGTGATATGATTCCGCATAATCTTCAGTTGAGAAGCCATAGTCGCATATCGCTGTTGGGTTTCCTTGCTCAGAGACTGGTTCTCCTCCCAGGCTTGGGTGCTGAGGGAAACAGCTTCCGCCAGTAGATCTCCGGCACCGGCTGTTCGCAGGAGGGCATCCCGCAACCGGATCTCCTCGATTCCCATATCACTCAAGACCTTAATTGCGCTTCCACCCTGTGCCTGGACATTACCCAAGCCTTGGATGAAGGATATGAGAGCTCCGGCCGCATCCTCCTTGAACTTGCGGGCGAATTCCTCAGCAGACATTCCGGCAACCGATGCGAAATTGGTGAGGGCTTCTCCACCGGTCTCGGTTGCCAACTGCATCTGGGATAGGACTCGGGAGAAGGCGGAGCCTCCAGCCTGGGCTTCCACTCCCACCGAGGAAAGGGCTCCGGCCATGCCGATAATCTGAGCCTCGGATAGCCCGATTTGCTTTCACACCGGCTAGACCCATTGCCATATCCACGATCTCGGCTTCTGTGGTCGCCAGGTTATTTCCTACGGTGACGATGGATGAACCGAGGCGGTCAAATTGATCCTGGGGCATCTGGGTGATGTTGGCCAATCGAGCTAACTGAGTGGCGGCTTGATCCGCCGAAAGGTTTGTGGCCTCTCCCAAGTCAATCATCGTACGAGTAAATCCAAGGATATTATCATTCGCGATTCCCAACTGACCGGCGGCCTCGGCTACTCCGGCAATCTCATTGGCGTTGCTCGGGAGTTCCATCGCCATGTCTCGGATACCCTTTTCGAGAGCAGCAAACTCCTCCTCGGTGGCATTCACGGTCTTCCGGACTCCGGCGAAGGCTGATTCGAAGTCAATGGCCGATTTGGCCGCCAAGACCCCAGCTCCCAGAAGGGGGGCTGTGACATATTTGGTAAGGCTCTTCCCAACCTTCATCATCGAATCACTGATGGACTTACTAAGACCTTTGAAGCTGTTGGAGACTTGCTGGGAAGCCTTCTCCCCCTCTTCCTTGACCCTTCCCATCGCCTGCTCGAATGATGTTGAGTCGGCTGTGACCGGAGCTGTAACCTCACCTACGACAAACGACATGTCACCGACCCCCCTTTCTTCCCTTCCTTCCGGAAGACTTGCTTATACTCTCAGAAACGAGATCATCTGTCCATTCGGCTAAACTGCGTTTATCCTTATCTCGCATCCACCGATAGAAGGCAGAATCATCGGGCAATCCTCGAACCAGGATCAAAAACCTCCTCCAGGTTAGCCGATTCGATAACCCCTCTTCCTGTAAATCGATCTGGTAGTGTTTCAAGAAATCGGCTTCGAGGCTGCCCCAGGCCCAAAGAAGAAGCCTGGGGTCTACCCGTTTTTTGCCTTGGAGTTGGCCTTGCCCGATTTGATGTTGTAGCCCCATCCGGACATGATCTCAGGGACGAGATGATCAAAGACGAAACTCATATCAACATCATCCGATTGATCCAAGACCTCCAGGAAGGACTTCCCAAACATCTTCGTAATGAACTCCGCAAGCAAATCATCCGGAATCTCGAAAAATACCTTCCCTTCCCGTCTCTTGATACAATGACGCATGTAGAAGAGACCGAAGTTAAAAGGCATCGTCCTCGGGATCTCGAAGAGCTTCCCCTTGAATCGGATCTTCCGAGGAGTATTCTTCATCTGGTATTCACTCAAGGCCTCGTCGAAATCCACTATCAACTCGGCTTCCTGATCTTTCGCCAACTCCTCGGTCTTCGATTCCAGGAAGGCTATTCGCTCGATATTCGTCTTCACTGCTACATCACCTGACATGGGGTTCTCCACCTTTCAGACTAAGGGACTACGAAGTCGGGGTAATCTCCGCAGTCGAGTTCACCCGGAAGGTTCCGCTGAAGCGGTATACCCCACTGGTCGAACCGTTCTCACTGTAAGCAGTGAAGAATCCGGTCAACGACTTTCCGTATCCGGTGTTCTTGGTTTGCTTCAGGACGACTTGATCCCCGCTCTCTGCGGCTTCTGCCAAAGCAGATTGGCCGGCATCTGGGCCAGCCGCATCCTCGATAGCAATCCCTTCTACTGTCGCTGTCTCTCCAACGGCCACCGATACAAACTGCTGATGGAGAACATCAGTGCCGGCGATTATATCCTCCGACCCGGTCACATCCTCCTCGGATATACTGACCGAACGCTCGAAGGAGGTGACCTTGGCCACCACTTCATTGTCGATCTCGATAACAGTCCCTGCGAACTTGATTTCCCCCGCCATTGATTCTCACCCCTTCTTATGTTCGATAGGAATCCCCGGTGGATTCCACCCTGACCACATAGTGTGCCGACCATTCGCTCCTCCCCTGGCTATCCCGCCCGATTGAAGCGGGAGTAGTCGAGACGAAAACGACATGAACCAATTTCCCACTCTCGATGAAAGGATGGCCTCCGAAACCAACCAAGTCCCGATGAGCACTCATAATCAGGTCCCTTGCC